AGGAGGCGTCCGATCGCTAGCGCCAGGCCTCAGGACCGTTTAAGGTCGGCCTCTGGAGGGCAAGCCGACCCCTGCCCAGGCTTAACTTAAGCCTGCCAGTGCTTAACTTAAGCCTGCAGCCGCTTAGGTTAAGCCGTGGCCCTGGTCACCCAGTCGGAGTACGCGAAGCGGCGAGGCTGCAGCGAGGCAGCGGTCAGCACGGCGAGGCGTGACCGGATCAAGGCGGCGGAGGTGGTGAGGGATGGCAGGGTGCTGATCGATGAGAAGCTGGCGGATGAGCTGTGGGCGAGGAACACGAGGCGACGGCGAGGCGGCAACCTGCCGAAGACACCACCGGGGGCGCCCCCCCCGGCACCACCGACGCCACGGGTGAGCAGGGCTGAGCCCTCGAGCTCGCCGCCGCTGCCCACGGCTCAGCAGCTGCTAGAGATTGTCCAGGGGTTGCCTGAGGATGCGATCCCCTCGATCGTCGAGAGCGAGGCAAGGAAGGAGCACTACCTAGCGGAGCGTGCCAAGGTGCAGGTGCTGAAGGAGCGCGAGCAGGTGGGATCGATCGCCGATATGAAGCGCGAAGCGTTCGCGCTGGCAAAGGCTGTGCGAGAGGGGATGCTTGCGATCGTGCCAAGGATCAGCGCAGACCTAGCAGCGCTGGCCGATCCATTCGAGATCGAGCAACGGCTAGAGGCTGAGGTGCTGACGGCGCTGAGGGTGCTGGCCGATGGCTGACGCGGCGGTGATCTACCGGCAGGCGTTCTGTGATGGCCTGCGACCGGAGCGGCTGGGCACGGTGGACGAGTGGGCCGATGCCTACCGGGTGCTGGGTGGGATCGGCTGCCCGGAACCGGGGCCATGGCGGACGGACCGGACGCCATACCTGAGGGAACCGATGCGCGAGCTGAGCGCTAGCAGCCGCACCAGGCGAGTTGTGCTGATGTTCGGCAGCCAGCTGGGGAAGACCGAAGCGGGCCTGAACTGGCTGGGGTATGTGATCCACTGGCGGCCGGCCCCGACGTTGCTGGTGCAGCCCACGATCGAGATGGCCAAGCGGTTGAACCGCCAGCGCCTGGAGCCGTTCATCAGGGATACGCCGGTGATCGCTGAGCGGATCCCTCCGCCGCGGTCGCGGGACAGCGGCAACACGGCGTTTCTGAAGCTGTTCCCCGGCGGGTTATTCGTGCTGACCGGTGCGAACAGCGGCAGCGCTGCGCAGTCGATGCCGGCGGCGAACCTGTTCGCGGATGAGGTGAGCAGCTACCCGATGGAGGTGGATGATAAGGGCGACCCGCTCGAGAACTTCGAGGCAAGGACCGCCAACTTCCCGAGGGGGAAGACGCTGATCACCAGTACGCCTGGCGATGCTGAGGCGTGCCGGGTTACGAAGGAGTTCGAAGCTCGATCAGATCAGCGGCGGTACCATGTGCCGTGCCCGGCATGTGGTGAGCGGCAACGGCTGGTGTGGCCTCAGTTCAAGTGGGACCGGCCCGATGATGAGGTGCTCTATGAGTGTGTCCACTGTGGCGAGCGTTTCGAGGAACGGCACAAGGCCCGTTTCCTGCCGGGTGGGATCTGGGTTCCTAGCGCTGCAGGTGATGGCATGACGGCAGGATTCCACCTGCCTGGGTGGTATGCGCCACTGGGCTGGATCAGCTGGGGCGAGATCCGGGATCAGTTCGTCAGGGCACAGAACGATCGGCTGCTGCTGAAGGGGTGGATCAACAAGCGGGCGGCTGAGGCATGGCGCGATGCGATCGAGAATGCGTTCAATGCCGAGGGGTTGACGAAGCGCAGGCAGGACACGGCAGCCGGCAACGGCTATCCGGTGGGCAGCGTGCCTGCTGGGGTGCTGGTGATCACGGCCGGCGTCGATGTGCAGGGCGGCGGCGGATCGGTTGGCGAGCGGTTGGTGGTGACGCTATGGGGCTGGGGCCGCGGTGAGGAAGCGTGGCATCTGGGGCACTTCGAGATCCACGGCGACCCTCAGGCAGACGAGGTGTGGGAGCAGCTGGACCGGATCAGTGAAACCCGTTGGCGGCGGGATGATGGCCGAGAGCTGGTGATCGCGCAGGGTGCCATTGATGATGGTGGCATGGCAACCCATCGGGTGAGGGATTACTGCCGGACACGGCAGAGGTGGATTCCAGTGAAAGGCAGCAGCCAGCGAGGTAAGGCCATCGTGGGCAAGGGTTCACCGGTTGACGTGAACCGGAAGAACCAGCCGATGCGCAAGCGGGCAGTGTTGCTGTATCTGATCGGGACTGATACCAGCATCTCCCACCTGCAGGGCCGGCTACGGAATGACGTACCGGGGCCGGGGTACCTGCACCTAGGGGAGGCTGCAACGGATCAGTTCGTAGCGGAGCTGTTCCCGTGGAAGCGCAAGGCGCGAATGGTTAAGGGCTTCACGCAGTACGACTGGACCCTTCCGCAGGGTGAGCACGACGAAGGAGGCGACTGCACGCGGTACGCCTACGCTGCGCTGCTGCTGTTCGCCAGATCGAGGAACCCGGCCACGATGTGGGACCAGCTTGAGGCGCAGCTAGCCACCGACAACCAGCCCGCGACTGCCGAGGGGACCAGGTTTGCGGCGAGTGGCCGGTTCTCCTGAGTATGCTGAGAGCATGGCAGGAATCGATCTGAGCACCGCTACCGCACGCCTTCAGCTCTACCTAGACGCTGAGGCGGCGATCCTAGCGAAACAGGAATATGTGATCGCAGGCCGTAAGCTACGGCTGGCTGACCTGGCAGAGGTCCAGGCCGGCATCGATCTATGGAACCGCCGGGTTAAGGAATTGTCTGCCAGCAACAGCGGCCGTGGTCGGTCCTTGACCCCTAGCCCGAGGTGGTGACAATGGGCAAACGTCGCAAGCCAGCAAAACGGCAGCCCTTGCCTGCTGAGGTTAACCGCCTGGCCATGGGGGAATCGATGGCGCTAGGGTTTGGTGGCATGACAGGCGCCAGCCAGATGGCGCAATCGCCGCGGTTTGCGTTGTGGCGCCCGCAGTCGCTAGATGCCGATGGCGTCGCACAGTATGAACTAGCCGATCTTCGGGCTTTCTCTGGCGACCTAGAGCGCACAGCACCGGTAGCGACTGGAGCAATTGCTACTCGCGTTTCTCACATTGTCGGAACCGGCCTAAGCCTCCAAAGCCGGATCGATGCGGAGGAATTGGGGCTAAGCGATGAAGAGGCTAGCACATGGCAATCGTTCACAGAACGACGGTTTGCGATGTGGGCCGGTTCACCGTATGCCGATGCGCATGGCGAACTGGACTTTTATGAACAGCAGGAACTAGCGCTAAGAAGCCATGACGTTTCTGGTGATTCGTTCGTATTGCTTAGCGGCAAATCGCGTGATGGTTGGCCGTTTAGACTTGCAACGCAAATCATAGAAGCGCATCGGGTCAGCAATCCTGACAATCGATCCAATACCAGTACGCTAGTTGATGGCGTAGAACGAGCCGAAGACGGCGAGCCGGTGCGGATTCACGTTTCCCGATACCATCCGGGCAGGATTATCTCAGGCCCGTCTAACAAGTGGACGACTGTAGAGATTCGAGGCGAGTCTGGTCGGCGCAACGTGCTGCACTTGAAAAAACAAAAACGGCCAGGGCAGACAAGGGGAACGCCAATCCTTGCGCCGATTATTGCCACCATTAAGCAGCTTACCCGTTACTCGGATGCTGAGGTAGACGCGGCAGTAAATAGCGCAGCAATGGCGCTGTTTTTGACCATGGACGCTGAAGCGTTCAACGATATTCTTACCGATGATGAACGTAAAAAAGTAATCGCCTCCGCCAGCCAATGGGATGGCGCAATTGACAGCGGAAAGGCTATCAACTTGATGCCAGGCGAAAGCATCAGCAGCCCCACCCCAGGCAGACCAAATCCCAACTTCGACCCCTTTTTTGGGGCCATGCTGAATATCTGCAGCATGGGCTTAAACATGCCAAAGGAGGTGTTAGCCAAAGCCTTCAACGCTTCCTATTCTGCTAGCCGTGCAGCATTGATGGACGCATGGCGCACATGGAAGATTGAACGTGCATGGCTAGCGCGCCGCATGTGCCAGCCAATCTATGAAGAGTGGCTAGCTGACGCTGTAGCACTGGGTATTATCCAGGCGCCTGGCTTTTTCTCTGATCCTTTCATTCGTGCGGCCTGGTGCGGTGCTACTTGGTGTGGCGATGGTCCCGGCGCTCTCGATCCGATGAAGGAAGCCATGGCAGCAGGCAAGCGCATCGAGCTAGGCCAAACGACCTTGGCAGAGGAGATCGTGGCCTATGACGGTGGCGATTGGGAGCAGAAGCACCGCCAGCGAGCGCGAGAGGTTGGTGATCGCGTGCGTGATGGCTTGCAGGCTCCGATCGGTGCAGCGCCTGGCGCAGCGCCTGTTCCCCCTCCGGCTGATGCTGCCACAGCTCAACAGCTGCCACTGCCGTTAGGCGCTGCGCCTCCCGATTCGGCCGCGGCGGCTCCATTGCCGTCTGTTGCTACCCTGACGCCATGAGCATTCTCGACGTTCTCAATTCACCATGGGCGATCGTGCCCAATCGACTGGAAGAAATCCAAGCGATCTACGCTGCCAGAGTCCGCGGTGACGAACTGGACATTCCAGCGATCGAGGCACGTATAGGCCGGCCGTTGGCCAACGAGTCGGAACCCTATGAGGTGCGCAATGGAACCGCGCTGATTCCATTGCGGGGCGTGCTGGGACAGCGCATGAACCTAATGGCCAACATGAGCGGCGGCACTTCGACCGAGCTGTTCGCCCGCGATGTGAGGGCCGCTGCAGCAGATCCAGCGGTAAAGTCCATTTTGATCCTGGCCGACACACCAGGCGGAACCGTTGCAGGAACACAAGCCGCCGCCGCTGCAGTTCGAGCAGTGCGAGGCGTAAAGCCGATCGCTACGCTGATCCAGGGCATGATGGCAAGCGCTGGGGCATGGATCGGCACGGCTGCCGATCTGGTGGTGTTGGATTCGGGGACTTCCCAGGCTGGCAGTATTGGCGTCGTTGCAACCCACGTGGATGTAAGCCAGCGCGAGCAGGCTATGGGCATCAAGACCACGGAGATCGTGGCAGGCAAGTTCAAACGCGCCGCCAGCCAATATGGGCCACTGACTGAAACAGGACAGGCAGTCATTCAAGACCAGGTGGATTATCTCTATTCTCAATTTGTCGAAGACATTGCCGCCAATCGCGGCACTTCCCAGGCTGATGTATTGGAGCGGATGGCAGATGGGCGAATGTTCATTGGCCAGCAAGCTGTAGACGCTGGGTTAGCGGATCGTATTGCTAGCATGGAAGAGATCATTAGCCTGCTCAATTCCAGCGCCTCGCCTGTTGGGCGCTCCGTATCCTCCGCCATCCTCTCCATGGATTCTCCCCAAACCCCAATCGAGCAGGCCCAGGAATGGGCGTCTGCCAATCCTGAAGCCGCGGCGGTGCTGCGTGCTGAGGGCGCCATTTCCGAGCGCGATCGGATTGCTGCCGTCAGGTCTCAGGCGATGCCGGGCCATGAGGCGCTGATCGAGCAGCTGGCCGCCGATGGTCGCACCACCGGCCCTGAAGCTGCTGTAGCCGTGGTCGCGGCTGAGCGTGAGATCCGCGCCAATCAAGCAGCCGTAAGGCTGACTGAGGCGCCTGCACCGGTGGCCTATGCCCCGGCGCCAGAGGCTCAGATTGAGGCCGTCGCTTCCAGCAAGCCTGAACTAAGCGCGCAGGAACTGGCCAAAACCGCTCGCGAGATCACCGCCAAAGCCCGCGCCGAAGGTCGAACGATCTCCGCCACCGATGCTGTGGCACAAGCACGGCGTCAACTTTCCAACTGACGGATTCTGCCATGACTCTCCGCAACCAAGGTTTAATCAAGGCTTTTCTGGCTGGTGCCGCTATCAGCCCCAACCGGTTCATCAAGTTTGGCGCCGATGATCGCACCGTGATTCAAGGCGCCGCCGCGGCTGATTCCATTGTCGGTGTTTCCGATGATGTGGGATGCGCCTCCGGCGAGCGGCTGGATGTGGTGCTCACCGAGATTGCCACCGTCGAGTTCGGCGGCAACGTCACCCGCGGCGGATTGGTGATCAGCGATTCAAGCGGTCGTGCCATTGCTGCGACTGCATCGGCCGGCGCAAACGTGCGGACTGCCGGGATCGCCCTGACTTCCGCTGTTTCAGGGGACAAAGCCCCTGTGCTTCTCGTTCCTGGATCGTTCCAGGGCTGACCTATCACCTGAGGATTAACCCATGGCCTTCCAGAACTTTCCATTTCCCGTACAGCAAGAGCTGACGGCAATCGCGCTTGCCTACACCAACCGCGCCTACATTGCCGATCTAGTCCTGCCTCGCATCCCTGTTGGCAGCCGTGAGTTCAAATGGCTGCAATTCAACAAGGACGAGATGTTCACCGTCCCTGAAACCATGGTAGGCCGTAAGGGCGTGCCAAACGAGGTCCAGTTTGGCGGGACTGAGGTGGCCGGTTTCGTCAAGGATTACGGCCTTGATGATGTGGTTCCGAACGAAGACATCAACTCGGCGCCTCCTGGTTACGATCCGCTGGGGCGTGCTGTTGAAGGTCTCACCGAGCTGATCGCATTGGACCGCGAAAAGCGTGTAGCGGATTTGGTGTTTAATTCCAGCACCTATCCGGTCGCCAATCGCGCTACATTAAGCGGTACTTCTCAATGGTCGGACTATACCAACTCCGACCCTTATAGCGCCATCATGGCTGCGCTTGATGGAATGCTAGTGCGTCCAAAAACTGGTGTTATTGGCCGTTTGGCATTTTCCAAGCTGCGGGTCCATCCCAAGATCACCGCAGCGCTGGCGCCTTCTAGCGCTGGTAACAGCGGCACCGTGGATTCTGCAGGCGCTCCGGCGACCGTGCAGGCCCTGGCTGATCTGCTGGAGCTTGACCAGATTCTGGTGGGCGAAAGCTGGATCAACACCGCCAAGCCCGGTCAGACTGCAACCCTGAGCAGGGTATGGGGTAAGCACATGGCCTTTATGCACCTAAACCCGATCGCCAGCATTCGCGGCAACGCGATCAGCTTTGGCTATACCGCCGAATATGGCAGCCGAGTTAGCGGCACCATTCCCGCCCCTGAGGTGGGTCTTCGCGGTGCTCAGCGGGTCAGAGTGGGCGAATCGGTTAATGAGATCGTCGCGGCATCTGATGTCGGCTACCTGTTCTCCAACGTGGTGGCCTGATCATGGCCCGGCATGTTGTGGTTCTCGGTCCCGTTGATCACGACGGGACCCGTTACCAGGACGGCGACGAAGTAACTCTGCCACCTGAAGCCGCCGCCGTCCTGGTGGCACTTGGAGTGGTCGAGCTGGTTGCAGCCGTCCAAAAAGGCAAGCCCGATCCGAAGGACTGATGGCCTTTGCCGAGGACCTGACGGCCTTCCTCGACCTTAGCGGCCCCGGCGTCAGTGTGACAGCCGGGGCCGTTTCTGGCGTGGGGATCCCTGATGCAAACAGCGAGATGATCCTCGGCAGCGATGCCGTGATGATCCGCTATGTGCTAACGGTGCAAACTGCATTGTTCGGCAACCTGAAGTATGGCGATGCCATCGTAGTTGACGGCAATAGCTATACGGTCGAGCGCGAGCCATCGCGGTTGGATGATGGCGCATTCTGCACCATCCAACTGTCCAGGCCCGATGGTATCCCGATCCTGGGCAAGGATGATCTGTCGGTCTTCCTGGATCTGCAGGGGTTCGGCGTTCCCGTCACAGCCGGCGCAACGTCGGGGGTGGGTATCCTAGACGTAGACAGCGAGGTTGTGATGGGCGGGGAGGTGGTGATGATCGACTACCTGCTGACCGTGCCAACACAGCTATTCGGTGGATTGAACTACGGCGATTCAATTACTGTAGATGGTAGCAACTACAAAGCCGAACAACAGCCTATGCTGTTTGATGATGGCGCATTGTGTCGGGTGCCGCTGGCGAAGGTGGAGGGCTTTACCTATCTGACCACGCTGAGCGGTCTGCACCTGGTGACGCTCGATGGTCGCAATCTGATCACCCTAACCTAAGGACATGGCAGACGTTACGATCACAGGTCTACCCAACGCAGCAGCGCTGACCGGCACCGAACGGGTGCCAATGGATCAGGCCGGCGTCACAGTTGATGCCGCGGCCTCTGCTATTGCTGGCCTGGCGACGAAGACGACGGTAGGTCTGTCGAACGTCGACAACACCAGCGACGCGAACAAGCCGATCAGCACGGCGACGGCCACGGCTCTGGCCGGCAAGGTTGCGATAGGTGCGCCGGTCCCTACGTTGCTGGCTGTGCGCAACAACAGCGGGGGAGCCCTGGCGATTGGCACGGCGGTCTATGTGACTGGAAGCTCTGGCACTAGTCCAACTGTCGCGGCGGCAGACGCATCTACCGAGGCAACAGCGGCGCGGACTATAGGACTGATGTATGCAACCGCCGCGCACAACAGCGACGGCATAGTTATCACCCATGGACTTCTAGCAGGAGTCACCACTCCACTGCTGACAGAGGGGCAGATTACATGGCTGAGCGAAACAGCCGGACAGCTTACATCAACGCGACCGACACAACCAGCCCATGGTGTGTTTATGGGCTTTTGCATCAAGCAAGGGCCAGGCACTAGCGGGATTCTCTACGTCAATGTGATCAATGGCCAGGAGCTGGAAGAACTGCATGACGTGCTGATCAGCGGCGCAGCAACCGGGCAGGTCCTGGCGTTGGCTGCTGATGGCCAGTGGAAGAACAAGACCCTAGCCGCTGGAGACGTTGGCGCTGATCCGACCGGCACGGCCGCGGCTGCAGTGGCGATGCACGCTGCAGCCGCTGATCCTCACCCTGGCTACCTGACGCCAGCCGAGGGGAGTTCAGCCTATGCCCCGCTGGCCAGCGTGCATGATCCGGTCACCCTCGGGGCCAGTGTGTCGGGAGTGCTGGGCATGTCCGGCCAGGTGCTCGGGGCTGATGACCCTGGCGGCGATCGGATCCTGTTCTGGGACGATTCAGCAGGCAGCCTGACCCATCTGAGCACCGATAGCGCGCTGCTGATCGATGGAACTGTGCTGCGGGCGCTGAGCACGCTTGTGATCCCGCTTACCGGGGAAGCGGTGAACCTGACGAATGCGACCCTGGTCACCGTGCCTTACTGGCCGGAAACGCGAGTGCTGACGGCGCTTCCGATCTTCATGGTCAACACTGCCCCAACCGGCAGCGTGGCACAGTTCGACATCCGGATTGGCGGAACATCGATCTTCGCCACCCTGCCGACCATTGACGCCACCGAGATCAGCACCGCCACAGCAGCCACGCCCGCGGTGTTCTCGGCGGCCTTCATTTCGAGCGGCTACACATTCGCCCTAGGGTCATCGGTCAGCTTCCACTGCACGCAGATTGGCGCCACGGTTGCAGGCGCCGGGTTGAAAGTGGCGCTGCCTAGCAGGAGGGCCAGCTAGTGGAATGGTGGGGTAATTCCTCCATGCTCGATCCGGTGTTGTGGACCCCGGCCAATATCCCAACATCGGCGCGTAAGCTATTCATCAATCCGCTAGACGCGGCGACTATCACAACCAGCGGCGGCCTG